CACAGCGAAAAACGAAAATGTTAAATAAATTGTTATAATTTTGATTCGTAAAATTTTATAATGGGATTACTGTCTTTTTTTGAGAGGTATCGCAATGGTTCGGTTTTTTATACGCGCTCTGACATAGGTGGAGGCAAGCTACTCATGTCTGATATTTCGGATAAGTTAGAGGTAGCTACGACAAATCCTGTTTTAATGCCAGCGATACAGTTGATAGCATCGTATTTTGCGAGTGCTAAGTTTTATGAAGTTGATGGAGGTGGTAAGTTGGTACGTGACAGCAAGATTTTGCAGCTGTTGAACAGGCCAAACCCATTACAGAACGCTGATGACTTTCTGAAGCAGTTTATCTGGTATAAGTACGCGGCAGGTTTCAACTATATCTACCCCGTGGCTTCTGGAGCGAACAAGCAGAATGTTAATAACGTAGAGTATTTCTATAATCTGAAACCTGATCTTATCGAGTTTGGTGATGAATTTCTTAACGGATTCATCAGAAGTAACGCGGATTTGAGCCGTTTTAACAACCAAACCATCATTTACGATAAGAAAAAGCAGAATTTGAAGCTAAAAGTAGGTGATTTGTTGCCTTTTTATGATTTAGCTAACGGATTATGTGAAAATCCTATCATTTCTCCGAGTAGGATAGACGCGCTGAAGATGCAGATAAGCAACATCAACAGGGCGTTGGACGCGAAGAACATCGTCATCCAAACCAACGGTAAGGAGATGATTACCAATGAAACAGTAGGTAATGTGGCTAAAATACCTCTTAATCCGACAGAAAAAGAGGATGTAAAGCGACTTTTGGATGCAAGAACAGGCGAATATGGGCTTGGAAAAGGAAAAAGCAGGACAATTATCACTAATTCAGCTCTTAAGTACCAGTCACTTCACATACCACTTAAAGATTTAGGTCTTGACGAGAGTGTGATGAACGATGCGCAAGCCATAATCAACGCTTTCAATATACCACCGGAACTTTTCTCTCTTAATGGCACGAGTGCTACCTTCGAGAACCAGGAGAAGGCGGTGATACACTTCTTACAGAGCAAGATTCAGGTAGAACTTGACGATTTCACAGACACATTCAATGACGTATATAAGACTAAGCTGGTAGCGAGGCTCGACCACCTGCCAATCATGCGATCTAACGAGAAAGCTAAGATAGCATCTCTAAGGTCGTTGGCTTTCGGGTTGAAGATACTTGTTGAGGCAGGAATCCTGTCTATACCAGAGGCTAAGGAAGAATATTTGACTATGAAAGACATTATATAATGGAAGACAACGAGGAGTTACATCCAAACATACTAATATCAGACCTACAAAAGTTATCTTCTAAGATAACCGACAAGTCCGTATTGCAAGCAATAGAAAAGAAGAAAGACGAACTGAATAAAATTATAGTGAAATGACGATAGATGAAATGATTGCCAATAAGGCACAGTTGATTGAGTTGAAGAAGGGTGCTGTCAAATATACTGACGTATGGCAGTCTAATGTTATCAAGGCAGGAGAGCAGATCAAGGCAGAGCGCAAACTTGAGGATAACGATAACGAAGTCTACCGCACTGTCGTAGGTAACACATACTATTGGATGGATGGCCACGAGGATGTTCACGTAAAAGGTTGTTTTTCTAATAGCATCAAGCAAAAGGCGAGCAAGGTATTCCACCTGCACGACCATGAGTACAAATTAACATCAAGAGTGGGTGATCCGCAGGAAATTACAGAAAAAGACATCTCGTGGAGAGATTTAGGCGTTGATATCGAGGGGGAAACAACCTCACTCCTGATGTTATCTAAGATAAGGAAGGATTATAACAGTTCTATCTATGCCGACTATAAAGATATGAGAATAGACCAGCATAGTGTTGGCATGAGATATATAAAGGTTGACCTGGCAGTTAACGATGATAAGTACCCTGACGAGAAGAAAAGTTGGGATGACGTATATCCGTTACTTGCTAATAAGGAGTCAGCTGACGAGAAAGGATATTTTTGGGTTGTCAAGGAAGCATCGCTTATTGAGATAAGTGCTGTTTTAATGGGTAGCAACCCTATCACAGGAACACTTCAACCGGAGAAATCCATTGAAGAGAGTAAAGATGAAGCCGCAGACGCACTTCTGAAAAGTAAAGTTGAATTTTATAAACAATTAAGAAATGGATTTTAAGCAATTTTTGACAGAAAAAGGCATTTCAGATGAGGCGTTTGAGCAAAAGACACCCGCTGAACTTGCACAGCTGCATACAGAGTATGTAGACACGAGACTGACAGATGCCGACAAGCAATCAGCTATTGACGCACTGAAGCAAGAAATTAAAGATTTAGAGAACAAAGTTAAAGAAAACGGGTTAGAAATGAACAAGATTATTGAAAATGGCGGTGCAGAGAAAGTTCAGAGCCTTGCTGACGCACTGAAAGAGCATCAGGCAAAGATTGAGGATGTGATGAAGTCAGACTGGAACAAGGTGACTAATTTCACTATTAAAGCAAATACATTGGCAAGTACAGCTATTGGTAACAATACCATCGCTATGCATGACACAACTCTATCTCCACTTGCAACACGTTATCTTACCATGTATGACTTGTTTAAGAAAGTTCAGGTAGGTGCTGACAATGGAGGAGATGTACGTTATATTGACTGGGACACTGTAACAACCGCAAGAGCAGCTGCTATGATTGCTGAGGGGAATGCGTTTCCTGAATCTACTGCCGCTTGGGATGAATATTCAATCACTTTGAAGAAAGTTGGTGATACTATTCCATTGTCAGAAGAGATGGCTTTCGACCATGCAAGATTCGCTGGTGAGCTTGAAAACTTCCTGAGAGTTAACGTTGAGTTGGTTATTGATGATGAACTGTTGAACGGTACTGGTCTTACCACTCACGTTAATGGTCTTGATTCTTATGTAGCTGATTTCACAGCTGTAGCTATGGGTATTACAGACGCTTCTTTCTATGACCTTGTGCCTATTGTATGTGCAGACATTACTTTCGGTAAAGGATCTAAGTTCAGACCTAATGTATGTATTATGAACCTGAAAGAGATCAACAAGTTCAAGCTGAAAAAAGATGCCAACAACAATTATATGCAACCTCCTTTTACTAATGGTTACATGAACATTGATGGTGTTACTATTATCCAGAATGATAATGTTGCAGACGATATATGCTACATTGGAGACAGCAGATATGGTACTATCTATGAGGCTTCTGAAGGATATTCTATCACTGTAGGTGAGATCAACGATCAATTCACCAAAGACTTGAAAACCCTGAAAGCAAGAAAGAGACTTAACTTGTTAATCAAGAACTCTGAAGTTGCCGCATGGAGAAAAGTTGATGGTATCGCAGCAGATTTAGTAACTATAGCAACCTAATAGATGTACATAGACAACACATATTTCAGTGGTGAATTGAGCATTCCAAACTCGCAGAGTTATCCGAATAGTAATTTGGATGGGAATAAGGTAAGTTTATCTCAATTTATTGGCGAATATGAGGTTGAACTTATGACATACGCTTTGGGTTATGATTTGTATTCTGAATTTGTTCTTGCTTTTGATAATAACGGAAATTTAAAAACGACTGCTAAACAACGATGGAAAGACTTTGTCAATGGCAAGGAATATGAGATCGACGGGAAGAAGTTCAAGTGGAAAGGTTTGCGTTACATCGAAGGCGTGATCAAGAAGAGTCTGATCGCTGATTATGTTTATTGCAAGTATTTAGAGAACTATCAGGTATCGTTTGGCGGTGTAGGCACACAGACAGAGAACGCGAAGAACGCGACTAAGGTCAGCCCTATACCAAGAATCGTGAATACATGGAACGGTTTTCTATCTAAATATCAAGGAGAGCAAGGTGGTAACTACCCGAAAGTCGTATCTACCACCTACGGCTCTACTGTTGGAGTTGATTGGATGATGCAGCGGTATGCCGGTACAGTTTCAATGTATCAGTATCTCGCAGATCATGAAGTTGACTTTCCAAACCTTGAGATGGGTTTATTTAAGGCTATGAATACTTTCGGTTTATGATAATTGTTGAGGACATACTAACAACACTTTTTAACGATATGCCAGAAATCTTTGTCGGGGATGATTCATTCAAATCCGTCTTTGAATTTGGCGATGTTAAAGACTTGAACGAGTTCTTAAAGCAGGAGGAGAAGAAATACCCTCTGATATGGCTTGAGAGCGGTTTTAACGAGTCTTTTAACGATGAAGGTGTTAGTATATCACCAAACATAGTTATCGCAACCTACGGGCTTAATACAAGTCTCGGAAACAG